CCCTTGTTACCACCTGTTAGATGAGTAAATGCTTCACCTCTAAGATTGAATCTTTTTTTAGTAGTCATATATAATAAAGATTGAAGAATTTTATGAAAGTTTTATCATTTTCATTATGGGGAGATAACCCAAAGTATACAGTTGGTGCAATAAAAAATTCAGAACTTGCTAAAAAGTTTTATCCCGACTGGGAAATGAGACTCTATCATAATGATTCTGTACCTGACTATGTATTAGAGCAGTTAAAGAGTAATAATGTAAAACTAGTCAATACGGAACAGGATTTGACTCACTGGAATGCTCTCTGGAGATTCATTCCAGCGTCAGAAGATATTGAGTGTATGATCTCCAGAGACTGTGACTCTAGGTTATTTGAAAGAGATGTTGTAGCAGTAAATGAATGGTTAGAGTCTAGTAAAATGTTTCACATTATTAGAGATCACCCAGGTGGTCACATGTGGGAAATTAATGCTGGTATGTGGGGATGTAGAGGTGGTTTTCTGACTGACTTAAAAGATCAAATAGAAACTTATATGTCTAGTAGATCCAATTTTGATAGATCTATTGATCAGTGTTTCTTGAGAGACGTTATCTATCCAAAGGCAAGAGAAAGCCTCTTTGCTCACGATGAATATTTCCACTATGAATCATTCTCAACCAACATTAAGAGAGACCGTAAGTTAGATAACTTTGCGTTTATTGGAGAACCTTTTGATGAAAATGATAATGAATTAGAAAATCATAGAGATATGATTCGTCAAAGATACTGAAGACTATCTGGTAAAATTTTCTGAATATGAAGAGACATGTTCTTTTCATATATTTGTTTGTCTTCTGGATAAGATCTTGCAACCTTTCCCACTGGAAGTGAACACACTTTTATGTGTCGAAGATCTTTAACTTTGTATCCAAATTGATATGCTCTATGAGCCATATCACCATCAGCATAATAGTATTGATATTCGGGGTTATACATTCCAATCTCTCTGAATATTTTTTTATGGTAAAGACCGTAATTCATAACAATTTCTCCACCACTAGCAGCAACATTGCAGAGGCACCAACCTTTCGTATGATCAACTCCTCCTAACCATTGAGGATTTTTTACATCATCATATGATCCATACTTCCAATTAAAAAGATAGAAATCATGATTGGAATGTAATTCAAGAAAGACTTCAGACCACTCATTAACAAGTATTACATCATCATTCCACTGACATACTACATCATGAGTTGATTCTTGAATTCCAAGATTCATAAAATGTGGATAAGAACTTCTACTACCAACTTCAATTAATTTAATTTGTGGATGATTAAGTTCTTTAATGTAATTAATTGTCCCATCAGTGCTTCCACCATCAACTAACACAAGCTCAAGTCTTTCATCAGACATAACAGTGTTTGCAATCAGTGATGGAAGCATTCCGACACGATTAAGAGTTCCAGTTACAATACTAATCATTTGTTTAAATAATCTATAAATTTAAAATTGTTTACACCAATAATTAATGATAACAAACTAACGTTTGAAAAACTATAGAAAAAATGTTCACATTCGGAAAGAAGATAAACACTAGACATCACTTCTTCATTTATTCTAGCACGATCTGCACAATTATGATGTAGTGATTGAGATCCGGAACTTATTTGAAGTGAGTCATCATAAATTATCCTATCACCATATCTTCCAATCAAAGAATCAAGATAATACTTATCATCAGTAGCAACAAATATTTTTTCTTTATCTGTTTGGTCAATAAGATTAAAAATACTTTCTATTTTTATTTCCGGCAACTCTTGCTTTTTATCAGTTCCTCGTATCTGAACTCCAAGAGTATTACTGTCTATTCCCAAATTTAGTTTTTTCTTTTTAAATTTGGTAAGATACTCATCCTTTATTTTCAGAGTGGAGTTGTATACTTTATTTTTAAGTTTTAAATTTTCAATATTTGCTGGAGTATGAGCATTGTATTGACCCTGATATATCTGGTCAGAAAAAAATCTCTCCAGAAACCAAGGACCAACATCATATGTTTGATCAGTTTCTGGAGAAATATTATCAAAAAGATTTAGAGTCTGTTCTTCAGATATTTTAAGATTAAAATTTTGATTAATAGTATAATGCTCTAAACACATATCAATAATTCCACATACAATAGAACAGAATCCTTTGTATGAATAATTAAATCTTGGATCTGAATATGAAACGTATCCAGTTTTAGTCAACTCCAATTACCTCATTGAGACCTTTTGAATGAATCGATGCTGGATAATTCCTAACATAATTATGCCTATAAATTTTTGGTTTATCCATTTTATATGAATTAACTAGATCTAAAAATCCAGTTTGCATTGTATGGATCTCTTCAGCATTTTCTAGAAGTTTAATATAATCAAACATTCTGAATCTAAAGTCATTGCGAATAATCTTATATTCATTCGTAACCTTACTCATATCAATATTATATCCTCGTTTTGGATCATCCAAAACAAAGATATACTTTTCACTATCAGGATTTAAAGTTTCACAAACTTCATTTTCTTTTTCAAGATCACGCTCAAAATAGTAATCATCAAATCTAACTTGAAAGTCCAATCCAGCCAAATGATAAAATGCTTCATCAAAAGTCATTCTATCTAAACAAGAATCTAAGTTATCAAATCCAGGTTTCAATAAATTATTTTTTACAGTGCTGTTAGTTTCAGTAAAATGAACTGCCTGGTTTTCATTATCAAAATTAAAGATCTCTAGATTATCTAGATCACGATACATGTAACTTATGTTATCAAGGTAGTGTGTATAACAAAAAAGAACTACATTATCATATCGTTTACAAAAGTTTCGGACCATACCATTACAAATGATATGGTCACCAAGACCAAGATGATGATGGATATACTTAAGAGTCATATCACTCTACGCCCTTGTAGTGCTTCACAGAGTCTTCCCGAAGAGTTCGTCCAGTTGCAATAGCATTATCAACCATAAGATTGACTGCTTGAACAAGACGTGGACGCTTCACTTTGAAGCAGATATCAATCTTCTTTTTCAATGCTGCAATTTCAGCATCAGTCTCTGCTTCCTGAATTGCATCTTCAAGCATCCACATACGTGTGTGGAGAATAGAGAGTTTCTCTACGACTTCACCAAGATTGTCGGTTTCGATATATTCTACATCGGGAAGTTCTCTACGCGAAAGAACTTCATCAATTGTTTCTTTGATGCACTCATCAATCAGATTTCCAAACTTGCTCATAATTCTCCTAAAATTTTATCTAATAGATTCATATCTTTATCAGTTACAAACTGATTATTACCGATGTAGATTCCATTTTCATGAATAATATCTACATTCAAATCTTTTTTCTTTCCAGAGACTGAATAGTTTTTGAGGTATGGTTGGCGTAAAAGATTTCCACCAACTACAGGTCTATACTCAATCTTATATTCGTTCAAGATGGAAATTAATTTAGACTTGATTTCTTTTGTCTTACAAATGAAAGGGAAACAGAAAGAACTATTTCCTTTATTATACACGATTGGATAAAAATTGTCTCTATTCTTTTCGGAAGACATAATATCTACAAATCTATTATAAGTAGATTTCCTGTTTTCAATAAATTTATCCAATCTTTTTAACTGCGACAGTCCAAGAACTGCACCAAATTCAGTATTCCTAAAATTATATCCATCACTCACAAATAAAAATTCTTTCTCTATTTCTGGATTCTGTTTTTGATAATATTCAAAGTTTCCAGATGATCTTGCAAGTCCGTGGGATCTTTTCATTTTCATAAGATCATACAATGCTTCATTGTTGGTGGAGATCATACCACCCTCAACAGTAGACATGTGATGACCGAAATAAAAACTAAAGGTAGCACCTAGACTGTTTTTGCCGATTTTCTCACCATTAATATCGAGACAACCGTGAGATTCACAAACATCATCGATAAACAATGCTTCTGGAAAGAACTTTCGATACTCTTCAACAGCAGCAGGAATTCCAAGAAGATGAGTTACAAAGATCAATCTAATATCTGGATGTGACTTTGAAATCTTTTTAAGATTATCAGTATCAAAACTATAATTTTCTAGATTCACATCACAGAAAATTGGAGTAAGTCCAAGTTGAATGATTGGGTTAATATTTGTAACCCAAGTACAAGAAGGAAGAAGAACCTTATCACCTGGTCTCAACCCATACTCTTCAATGATTGCAGAAACTAAAAGAAAATTAGCGGTGCTTCCAGAAGTTACAAATAAAGAATACTTACAACCCAACCATTCTGACCACTCTTTTTCAAACTTCTCTACTTTTTTACCTTGAGTAAACTTATCAGATGTTAAAACAAATTTAGCAAGTTTTGCCCTATCCAATAAAGAGATAGAGTTTTTCATAAGTGGCCAACTATACTCGGACATAATTACTCCTATTCTGAAGGAACCATTCAACGGTAGTTTTTAACCCATCTTCAAGAGATGTTTTTGCTTTCCAACCAAGTGACTCCATTTTACTAGTATCAAGTGCTCTTCTTGGAGTACCATTTGGTTTAGTAATATCCCAAATAATTTTACCAGTATATCCAACTTCTTCAGCAACTAGTTCAGAAAGTTCTTTAATACTAACCTCTCTATTTGGACCAATGTTAATAACTTCAGAATTATCATAGTTATTCATCAAGAAAATCATTCCATCTGCAAGATCATCAGAGAAAAGAAATTCTCTTGTAGGAGTTCCATCACCAAAACAAACTACTTCAGGATCTCCATTTTCTTTTGCGGCAATAAACCTATTAATAAAACTGGGAATCACATGACACTGACTCGGAATGAAATTGTCATTGATACCATAGAGATTATTAGGCATCACAGAAACGGTTGAAAATCCATATTGTTCTGTATATTTCCTACACATCTGATATCCAATAATTTTTGCGAGAGCATATCCATCATTTGTTGGTTCCAGCGGACCAGTCATCAAATACTCTTCTTTAATTGGAACTGGTGCCATTTTAGGATAAATGCAAGCAGATCCAAGGAACAAAAGTTTTTTGCATCCATTTCTGTATGCGGCATCAATAACGTTGGTTTGAATCTGCAAATTGTCCCTTACAAAATCTGCAGGACATTCTTTATTAAATCCAATTCCACCAACTTTTGCAGCACCTAAGAAAACATACTCAGGTCTTTCTATAGCAAAGAAGTCATCAACATCCTTTTGAACTCTAAGATCCAAATCAGTTCTGGAACGAGTTAATAAGTTTGTATAACCTTTGTTTTTCAAATTTCTACAAACTGCAGATCCAACAAGACCACGATGTCCTGCAACAAAAATTTTAGAATTACTTTCCATTAATACACATGTCCTCGACTAATTGTTTAAAAGAAGTTCTTGGTTCCCATCCAAGATTTTCCTTTGCCTTAGAGGCATCACCTAACAAAGTCTCTACTTCAGCAGGTCGAAAATATTTAGGGTTAACCCGAACAACAACTTTTCCAGTGTTTGTATCAATACCAACTTCATCAAGACCTTCACCTTCCCAGGCAATATTCATACCAAAATAAGGAGCTGCCTCTTCAACAAAATCACGAACGGAATATTGAACGCCAGTAGCAATAACAAAATCATCTGGTTTATCTTGCTGAAGCATTAACCACATTGCTTCAACAAAATCCCTAGCATGACCCCAATCACGTTTTGCATTTAAATTTCCAAGTTCAAGAACTTCTTGTTCTCCTGTAGAAATTCTAAAAAGACCACGAGTAATTTTACGGGTTACAAATGTTTCTCCACGTCTCGGAGACTCATGATTGAAAAGAATTCCAGTACAAGCATACATTCCATAAGATTCACGATAATTTTTAGTTATCCAATATCCATAGATCTTTGCACATCCATAGGGAGACCTTGGGTAGAATGGTGTTGTTTCTTTTTGTGGAATCTCCTGCACTAATCCATAGAGTTCTGACGTTGAGGCTTGGTAGATACGGACGGTTTTTTCCATACCAAGAATGCGAACTGCCTCAAGAATACGAAGAGTTCCCAGAGCATCGACTTGACCAGTGTATTCAGGGACCTCAAAGGATACTTTGACATGACTCTGAGCACCAAGATTGTAAATTTCATCCGGTTGAACTGTTTGCACGATTCTTACTATATTAGTAGAATCTGTTAAGTCTCCGTAATGTAACTTAACATTTTGATACAAATGGTCAATTCTATGGGTATTAATCAAAGAAGATCTGCGAACAATCCCATGAACTTCATATCCTTTTTCAAGAAGAAGTTCTGCAAGATAAGATCCATCTTGTCCTGTAATACCAGTAATTAATGCCTTTTTCATTTAAACCTCACAGTTTGTAAAATCTACTTTACCGTTTCTAGTTGCCCAAATTGGATACTCTCTACCATAAGTATTCCATATTTTAGCTTGTTGTGCTCCTACGGGAACCCCACTTAAACCAGCAGCATCCCAGATTGTTTCATATGTATCATCCTCATGAAAAGTAAAATCATAATCTTCAGAATATTTTTTCATCAATAAAGATAGAATTGATTGATCATGTCGATTTTCTCTAAAAATTTCATGGTTATCCATTTCTGAGGGACTATCGTCAAGATAGTGTCCATCATCTTCTACGCAAATATTTTTCCACTTATCAACAATCTCTCTCATGAGTGGAGTATTCTTCATAAAGAATATACCAGAAATAATTTGTCTAGTCATCATATATTCATCATTGCCCCCTACAATTTTTCTATAAGTATCCATTTTAGTCCACTGAATTTCTGGTAGATTTAATGTGAAAAATACACCGTTTGTTTCCAGACACTCTTCATAATACTGCTGCAGTTTATTAATCCCATTCTTATTCAATTCACAACCAGAATCAACATGCAATAGTACATCGTTTTCTGGAATACTTTTCAATGCCTCAGAAAAGAAATGTGCCTTACATGCATAATATCCATAGAACTTATCAGGCATTCCAACACGCCTTTGCATCATTTTTTGTGCATGATTCTCCCAGAAGTCTCCGTTTAAATCATTCTCCCCATATTCCAAAATAGATTTAAAAACTCCAAAGTTTTCTGCTTGTCTACGAATTCTATTCTTTCCTATAGAAAAATTATCATCACCAAAATAAATTAGATGTAAATTCATATCTACCCATTAGATTAGATCATTATACTAAAAAAGGACGGTTTGCGCAACCGTCCTCTTAGGTCTTTACATGCACGCCACTTGCTCTTTGACCAGAAGCAAGAAACTGGGCGGGAGTATAAACCCCATCCGCACCACCAATTTTTTAGAGAAATTGGAAACTCCAGGGGTCAATTGACCATCCCGACCAGGGCACAATTAACGTCTGTCCGCGACGGGCATATTGGGGATGACTCCACCAGTACTGTTATAGTCCATCCGTGACTTGTGTTTGAGTATTATAAGATGAAAACTAATAAAAGTTTTATACCTTGAATACTAACTCAATCTTCCTTAACATATGCGGGAACATTGTCAGGATCCAACCAACAAGTATAATCGTGATCTTCCATAGCAGTCATGAGTTGCATCTCGTTATCACAGAGATACATATCGCGGTAGCGTCCAGTATAAGAATCTACCTTTTGAATGCGGCAATCAGGCATTCCGTTGATTTCCAACTTACCAACCTGAACATAACGATAAGGAAACCGCTCCATAAGAACGGTAGGTTTTTGAACAACTTTCATCATGCAACCTCAATAGTTTGAAGGTCTTGATAGAGATAATCCATCAGCATTTCGTAGTCATCAAGGGGATCTCCAGAAAACACGACGCCCTCATTTTCATAATAGCGACGTACTTTCTTATAAAGTTTCGGACTCTTTACATCAAGGTAGATATCCCCGTTAGCAGCAGAACGCAGAGTGCTAACATCTTTCTTGAATTTTTCGATCAGAGACATTGTTGTGTGTTGATTACTCAGGTATTATAGGGTAATTTGGTGAGTGCGTCAAGGGGTCTTCTTCGCTCAATCACAGTCAAACCATTATTATTTGTTCTGTGAATTTTGAATTTCCACTGATCCCCAGACTCAATCATATAATGAATAATGGCTGGTAGCAAACCATTGCTACCACTTTTTCCCATAAAAGTTTCACACTTTGTTCCAAAAGTTTGGGTATCATGAAAAGCAATGTACTTTCTAACTTTTGGTGCGTGCAATCTCAATTCTTCAATGAGTTGATCATATGCATGCCAGGTATCAATAAACAAAAGATCAGTTTCTTCAATTTGTATCTGAAGAACATCTGCTTGAGTATACTGAACATCCTTTCCCATTTGCTTAGCAATACTGAAAAGTTCAGAAACACGCTCATCTAAAAACAAATCATATGCACGTAACTTAACATCAGAAACAAGAAAAGCACGGGTGCTACTTCCAGTTCTGGTGCCCATCTCAGTAACATGACTAACTTCATCAGCCAATGCTTTTAAAATTTCAAGATGCTCATTAATATCAGATACCGTGTCTCTAGCAACACGATATTCTTTATTCAGTTCTATATTATTCATTCAATTAAATTATATCCTTATTATATATTACAATCGGAGTGATAGGATTCGAACCTACGGCATCCGCCTCCCAAAGACGGCGCTCTACCAAACTGAGCTACACTCCGTTGCGTTAAGTGGTCTTTCCCGCCCAACGAAAATAATTATACTACTTTTTGTGCCCCCTGTCAAATGGAGCCCAATGTTGCCAATTATATTTGTGAACTGCCCAAATACCCATGATAGGTACAAAGACCATTATGTAACAAATAAATCCAAGAAATAAATCGTTGTTTAGTGCTGCTGCGGCGAAGTGTCCCATTATTGATCCGAAAGAATAGAAACGAAAAATATAAAAAACCCAAATGAAAGCATAAAAACTAAAATGAATAAATGTGAGAATTCCATAGTTCTCTAAAATATCTATCTACATAGTTTAAACAATCTAGTGGTGCTGTATCATCTTTTATTGCCCAATTATAGCAAAAGTCAATCATATCTGATGAGACACGATCGACTCCATAGATTCTTGAAAAAGATGATGCTGCAAAATGAAACCGCCGTCTAGTGTGCGGTTCCATTTCCCTTATAGTGTTCGGATTCATAGTAGTGTCCCTTTTTAGAACCGAAATAAATTGTAGTTAATACAAAAGGAACTGCTAATACTAACAAAAATTTTCCCAATAAGTGAGCCATTACATTCCTCCGTTTCTAAATCCAACTAAGTATCCAATAATAAGACCACACATAAATGCTACAAACATATAAAGCATATGTGAGAAAAATTCAATGAAGATAAACCATTCTTCAGTCGTCATCTTTACTCATTAACTCCTCTATACGTCTTCTCATATCAATCATTTTTTGTTTTTCGTGATCCATGTGAGTGTATCCACGATACCCTTTCATTATCATTGTACCCTGATAAAACATCGTGGCGGCAAAAGTCAATAACAGGATGATACCTATTATTTCAGGGTAATGTTGAGCCATGGTAGTACTGGGGGTATTACTCCAATAAGTCGAAGCAGACCTTCAGCAAAAAGAGCAAGAACAACCCAACCAACACACATTGAGATAATCGAAGCATTACGATTATGTTTTCGTATTGCAGCATCAATCATCTCCTGAACTTCTTCACGAGTAACCAACTCATCTTGTGGTTCCATCACTTTTCATCTCCAAGGAATTTTGCCAAGGGATCTTTTCTAGTTTGTACAATTGCTACAGCTCTTTTGTAAAACATATTGTCTGTGTTTCCAGACTTTTCGAAGGTCTCCTTGATCTTCACCCAGTTTTCGTAGGTGTGTTGATCCATAGGTCCAGTTGTTTATTATCTACTAGCTATAATAGCAAGTATTTTCAACACGTCAACATTGTGTGAATATCAACAAAGTGATGAAGAAATTATTAAATATTAAATAAAACGGAAAGGGTGGGATTCGAACCCACGGTGCTACTAACACGGCAGTTTTCAAGACTGCTACCTTAAACCACTCGGTCACCTTTCCAGCAAGTTGAATATTGAGAGTTGAAAACTAACAAAAGTTTTTCTCTTTGAATATTAACTATCGAACTTCAAAGTCCAGTTTACGAACTTTACGTTGTCTTCTTGCCTCTTGCCATTGAATATCTTCGTTGGTAAGAATACCTTTTTTGTTTTTGGTATTGTATGAGTTTAGCATAACAATATTGGATAAGTCAACTGCGGAAACCTTATCACCACGAATCGTCGCCATATTTGGGCAACCACAAGTCACTGTTTTATTCTGATGCCCCTCTAACTCCTTACCACAGGAGCGGCACCTTATTTTAATGTTATCCATTATAAGTTAACTGTATTCAGTTTTCATTTATTTATAATGGGCAATATCGGATTCGAACCAATGACCAACTGCGTGTAAAGCAGCTGCGCTACCGCTGCGCTAATCGCCCGTATCTCTTAATTGTAGCATATACTCTACAGTTTTGGCAACATCTTCCATTGCTAATCGTAGATCTTTTCTTTGACCCGACTCTTGGTGACACACTGGTCTTCTGCTATCAGTAAGAGTCCAGCGCCAGAGTCCCATACTATTACAATACCAGAGTTTGATATTCATCTAACTCAGTCATACTTATGTCTATTTAACAGTTCTGGATTACTTCTGTATAGAGCACGACAATAACTCTCAACATCTGTATCCATAGCATAATGTGCTTGTAGATGAATTGCTTGGATAATACCTAAAGATCCAACGACCAACAAGTTGAAATGAGTTACTGGGGAAGTAAGAATTTTCTTCATAAAAAAAGGGGACCCGAAGGTCCCCGTATTATAGCACAGGATTATCAGAAGGAGTACTTCAGACCAGCCTTGGTGCCGTAGGAGTTGGTAGCACCATTGACGAAGCTGATTTCGCCATAGACGCCCAGGTTCTCGGTAGCGGCAATAGAACCACCAGTCTTAGCAGAGAACTTGGTCTCAGCAGCGCCACCATCGGGGCTGACAACCGAAGGACCGCCTTGAATGTACCAACCAGCAACGCCAGTGGAACCTTCAAAACCTACGTGGAAGTCGGTGGTGGTGCCGGTGTAGTTGCTACCAGCGAAACCACTGTTGGCTTCAACATTAACGTAGGGTCCTGCAAACGCAGCACCAGCGAAAAGGGGAGCAGCAGCGGCAGCTGCGAATACGGATTTAATCATTTTAGATACCTCGTTATTTTCTCGCAGAGTAATACCTGCGGATGTGAAGAGACTCGACGTGTCTCTGTTACTTCGTGACTAGGCGAGTAGTTGAGGCTTCATCACTTGGTTATTTATAAAGTTTTACAACAATCGGGAAT